GGCAAAGCGTTGCACATTTCGCGTCTTGAACTCAATGAAGCAGTTCACAACGCTCACAAGGAATGGAAGGGTACTTTCCCTTGCCATGTGAACGGTGACTTCCCAGTTACCAAATATGATAAACAAGTTGTCATCAACCAAGATTTACATCCCAAATCACCACTTAATTATCTTCCTTTAGGAAGAAATGTTGAGTATGTGGGACAAAATAATCAACGTGTTACTCATACTAAGAGTTCTGTTATTCCTACCCCTATTTCTGATATTGTTGAAGAAGTAACTGGAGTACAGAGCGATTTCGGACCACCGAAATTTCACTCTTGGAAAATGTGGCAAGAATCTTTGACGCACTCTGCTAATCCAAGTGCTGGTGTTGAACCATCTCTTGTTGATAGTGCTGTACAAGATTATTGCAATGGACTAACTGAAGTCCTTCTCAAGGATGAATTCAAAGCTATGGTATTCAGTGAATTGAAACCTCTTAACGACATGCAAAGTTTGTGTGGAGTTGACGGTAAAAGATTTATTGATGCCATTCCCAAGAGTACTTCCAAAGGCTTTCCTCTTTCTGGCCCCAAAAGCGATTGTATTCGCTTGCTAGATCCTGAGGACTATCCCGACCATATGTGTCCCGCTGAATGCGATGAGGAAATTATGGAAGAGTTTAGGAAAATGGAAAAGTTGCTCGCTAGAGGCGAGCGTTGCTATGCTATTTTCAAAGCCTGTGTCAAGGACGAGCCCACTAAGATAGGCACGGAGAAAGTACGTGTGTTTCAAGCATGCGAATTCGCTTTCCAATTGCTAATCCGTAAATACTTCCTACCTATTGCTCGTATTATGTCAATGTTCCCATTGGTATCTGAGTGTGCAGTAGGAGTAAATGCTCAAGGTCCAGAATGGGACCAACTCGCTAAGCATATGTTGAAATTCGGCTCTGACCGAGTTTTTGCTGGAGATTACAGTAAATATGATTTAAGGATGCCTGCATCGCTTATTCTTGCTGCTTTCAAAAGCATGATTAACATTGCTGAAGAGTGTGGAGATTACTCTGCCCCTGAACTTTTCGTTATGAAAGGGATTGCCACAGAGATTGCGTTCGCGTGTGTCTCTTATAATGGTGATATCATTATTCATCGCGGATCTAACCCATCAGGACAAAATCTCACTGTATACATTAACTGTATTGTCAATTCATTGTTGATGCGCTCTGCGTATTTTCATATGTGGCCTGCCGAACTCGGCCCTCCTGAACCTTTCCGTAGAAATGGTTCAATGATGACATATGGTGATGATGTATCTGGTTCCGTCCGCAAGGGATTTGATTGGTTCAATCATATCTCTTTTGCTCAATTTTTGGCAGAACGTGACATGGTCTTCACGATGCCAGATAAAGAATCTGAACCAACACCTTACATGAACGATAGAGATGTCGACTTCTTGAAGCGCCACAACATCTTCAACCCTGATACAGGATTGATTCATGGTGCTCTACAAGAGGCATCCATCTTCAAGTCACTTCACTCTGTTTTGAAGTCTAAGGTTGTTTCTCCCGAAGACCAGAGTGCCATGAACATTGATGGTGCTCTCAGAGAA